ATTTAAAGTTTGCTCGTGCCTCACAAATTTAAAAGAGCTTTCACGCCAACGCTAGCAAGTTTGCGGAAAGTAGCCAGTGGGTAACAATGTATAAAAAACATAGGGCGTTTGTGCTAAATCCAAAGTTCTGTGCACATTAACAAAGTCCGCTAAATATAAAATTTGGCATTTAAGTGAAAAATAAAAGCAAAATATTTATATTTAGCTAAGTAATAAACCGAAACGATAGTGTTTACTAACTGCCCTACGTTTCTTATACTAACTATAATCGCAAAATCAAAAAGTGCAGGAATTTTAAGCATAAAGTACATTTTGAACACACAAAGCCTCCAATTAGGAGGCTTTTAAATACCGTTTAAACACTATTTAAGCAGTTGTGTCAGTTGTCCATCGTTTATGTAGCATTATGTCTGTATAGCCTGAATTATGGCTTGTTCTGTTATACTGATACACAATCTTAGCCTTACTAAATGGATTTATACCGCCTGTATTCGTCTCAATCCACTCACATAATTCTATTACACTCGATTTATTTGATGTGAAATAGAAATAGTTTGATGCTTTTAACACCTTTAAAACGTCTAAATAATCAGATAATCGCCAATAGTTTTTATATGTGCTGCAGTCAGTTGACAAATATGGAGGATCTACCAAAAAAACAACATTCTGATAATCTTTGTATTTTAGATATAATTCTTTGTATTCTGCACAAACAAATTCAACATCTTTCAAATAACCATCTCCGTTGTATTTAGACTTTCGGAGCCTCATATACAGCGTTTGCTTCTCAAAATCTGTGTAATTATTTACATAATTCATACTAAATAATAAGTTTGATGACAATGTAATAAAATCAACATAGCCTTTCTTATCGGCTTGTTTTATCAACTTTAAAGCATCATTTCTATACTTACCTGTAATACGTTGCTTACTTGGAACGTCTTTTAAAATAGGCTTCAAATCTGCTATTAATTTATTTGTTGAGGGAATAGCTGCTAATCGTTTTTTATAATGATCATAATCATTGTAAATTACTTTTGCATTTGGGTATTCTGATTTTACAGTATGACTCAATAAACCACTTCCGCCAAATAAATCAACATAAATTGCATTCTTCGGATATTCTTTTAAAGCTTCTTTAAATTGAGTTAAAAAATTACGCTTTTGACCTTGAAAAGGCAACGGCGATTGTTTGTGTTTATTCATATTATATTACTTATTTTGTTTTTCTATTAATTATTTATAGCTACACATTTAAGCTAAATTTACTACTCTTTCCAGCAATTAATTTGTTGGTGTTTTCGATATTGTTTTCGTATATATGAACATTTCCCAACATTATCGTTATACTCTTTAAAGGCAATTCTATCTGGCGACTAATCAAATACAAGTGATAAATATCTGCAGGTAAACCCAAACTAGCATCACTACTACGCTGATATGCACTTAACACTAACTTACCGTTATCTATCTGAAATTGTATAATAGATAAACAGGGATGTTGATTGCTTTCTGTATCATTTTTTCCCAGGAATAATACATAATTCTTTGAGTTCCTTTTCTCTCGATTAATTTGCTTAATTAGTCCTGGTAACTGTTCAAAATAAGTAGGGTAAGAATTTACTAAAATAGGACCACAATAATCCCACCACGAAACGCCAATCTTTCGATATTCCTCTGTATTTCGTTCGCCTTTCATAAATAGATCTAATTCGTTTTTTAATTTATTTCTTGCTACAGAATGACCTTCTAAAATTTCTAATAGATCAACTGGCTTTAGATCTAGTTTGTAATTTAATAAATAGGTAATATTTCCTTTTTTATTATATTGGTTCTTACCTTTTGTAATAATTTTTTTTAATGTTTCGTGATATTTATTCATTTTTTTAATTGTTATATTTTACATTTGTGCCTCTGACCACAAACAAGAAAAACCGTACAAGCAACTAAAGGAACATTGTCCTTCAGTAGCCTGTACGGTTCTTGTTTAAAAAGTGGTCAGAGATTTTTTAAAGCTGGAGGACTCTTTTAAGCCATACCTCCATAGGCTTTACAATCTATATTCCTACAAACTGTATCCGAACCGCTACATAAAAAGGCGGTCGATTTTCGTGCGGTTGGTTGCCTCCTTTTTCTTTGGTAAACGCATTGTTTAATGTTTTAAGACCATTACCGTCAGTAGCGGCGATATAACCGTTGTAACCTGTATCTTTGTCTCCACCATCTTCCATTCCATGTTTATGTGTTGGCATTTCGTTTATAGACAATTGATGCATCTTGGAGCCGCCAGTAGAGCCTACATTGTCATAATCGCTGTCTCTTGGATCAAATCCTACAATAAACTTAGAGCGCAAATCATTTGTGCCATTTGTGCCGTCTGCAATGAACCAACCAGCAGGTAGTGCACTGTTACTAATATTACCTGCTATTTCTTTTATTTCGCCTATGATAGGTTCGGTTTTATACCAACGCTTCAAATTGGTAAAAGGCATTATATCTGTGCCATTTGTGCCAAACTCAAAGAACTCATTTATAAATGCTTTCTTTTGATTTCCGTCTTCATAATTTCTTGATGTTTCTACTTTTATAAGAGATATTTGTGCGTGTGCTGCACCACCAACAAAATGATATAATTTACCGTTGTGGGTAATCAATCCATCAGAGACAATAGACGTTTCAGGAGAAGTTATACAACCGCTCACTATTCTTTTATCGCCAAAAACAGCAAAGAGAAACGCATCTCTATCATTGTGCATTTTTTGAAGGTAGTCTATACTGATATCGTCAAACGGATAACCGCCTTGTTGCATCGTGTCTAAGTGTCTCATATCAATTCTATTTTAAATAATTTGTCTTTACCTGTGTAATATTTTGTTAGATATCTAAGTGCGTCTAATTCGGTTTGTGGTAAGTTGATTACCAACGGAACTAACACTACAAAATCTGTGCTTCTATCTGCTATTTCTTGCTGTGTGTACACATATTTAGGCAAATACGTTTGTTGTGCTTCCGCTTCTGTGTACAGATACAAAGTGTTAATTCGATTTCCTTCGCCTATTCTTATACGTCTATCAACAACATCGAATCTATCATTTAACACCTTTTCTACACGTCCTACACGGCTGTCGTGTGATAATTTATAGATGTTCTTTTTCCGTTCCGTTCGTAAACGTTCTAATTGCTTTTCAAACGGATATACCAGTACTTTTAACCAAGCAATATGTATCGGTTTACGCCATTTTGTAGGCATCAACTGAACCGCCATTGTAGGAATGTCCGCTAAAAATAGGTTATCGTAAATCATTATTGTTTGATGAGATAATTGATAGTTAAATTCACAATTTTATAATAACCAGAATATGCCGTGTAACGTTCGTTTACATCTTCCCAAACGGCAGGCACTTCGCGGTTCGCCTTTACATTTTTAAAACTTACCGAACGAGCTTCTACACCTTCTACTTCTTGTATTTTATCAGCTAAAAGCGACAATACCAATTCGCCATCAAATTTGAAATTTTTATCAGCAAAAAAGGCATTTACAGCTGTTGGTACTACATCGTTTACCGTTCCGTCTACTCTACCTCCGTTGGTTAGTAAAATTTGCGGATCTATATACACATCAATTTCGATTTTCAACTTGTCTGGACGATTGCTTGTTACTTTTAATTGTGTTCCTGCAGGTGCGTTTATAAAGAGATGATTTTTTACTCTATCTAACGTAACGCTGTCTATTTCTGACAATTCGCCATTGGTTTCTGTGGCTAATTTTAAGGCTATTTTTTTGATACCATTTTCGATAACTTCATTGGCGGCGCTTCTTTTAATAATTTGTGCATCGGCAATTTGTTGATCGGTATATGAGCCTGTGTACAGCAATGTTTCTCTGTCAAAAGTATGGCCGTCTCTATAATTGAGCGACACGGTTCTGTAGTGGTTCAGATTGGTGCGTTTTTGATTTTCTATTAGAAATGCAACTTCTCCTTCATGTACGGTATGTAACTCTTTTACAAATGAAGCAATGAAAGCAACCACATATAAAAACTCGCGCCAAATTGAAACTTTAGACGGCGAGTCTAAATTTACCAAGGTTGCAGATGCGTTTTTTTCTGCTATTAATTTGTCTATGTATTCTTGTATATAACTCATTTTATCCTATTATTACGTCCCAACTAAAATCTTGTCTACTCATCATCTTCAATAGATTTTATGCTGTGATTTGGGTCTAATTTTTCTAATAACCAATCTAAGCCTTTACCAATTTTAGAAAGCGTTTCTGCACGTTTATTTTTTCCTAAAACCCCACTTATAGTTTCGTCTGGATTACCAAATTCTACACCGTTACCTGTTATTAAAGTTGAATTGAATAAATCTTTGCAAATTACATTTGCGAGTTGGTCAATGCTAATTGCCCACGTCATAAACCACTCTGACAATTCTTTAAAACCATTCTTTGCCTTCCGTTTGTAAAGTGAGATAATTATTCCCCAAATAATTGCAGGAATTAGTAAAATGGCAAAAATTATAATTGCGACAACTACTAAGGCTATAGATATGATTAGATTTTTCATTATTGTAAAGTGCTTAAAATTACCTGTAAAACAGTATATACAGTTAGTTTATATGTCTTATTTAAAATTGCTTTCCTATCTAATCTTTCTTGAACTGCTCCTGTATAATTTGCATCTAAATTTAATTTAGAAACTAAATCTGCCTTATCTCCATCTTCCATATAAGTAATAAATTCATTTGCGTATGCTTTTCGTAGCATTTTAAAAAACTCTGGATTGTCATCTCGCATTTTCTTTTCCCAATTTTTACGCTCTTTTGCTAAATAATCATTTCTATATACAGAAGATATTCCTGCAATGTTTCCTGCTAAATCTAAGTAAGAAGTTAATGTAAAATCTACTCGTTGTTTTAGCTTACTCTGTGCTTCATTACCGTTGGTGTCGAGATATATAATATCATCTTGGTAAGCAATAAATTCATCTACATAATTAACTCCGTCAATAATAATATTTTCGTAAAATTTTGTGTATCGAATAAACAAAACTTCGACTCCATTATGTTGATACGACTGTTTTAAAGCAGTTCCATTACTGTCTATTGTTTTTTCTACTTTTGTTAAAAAATCAAAATCAGAAAGTTGAACTTGCCCTAAATTAGCACGTGTCAAAAATTTGTTTTGTTTTTTTGAAATATCTGATAATCTTTTTATTGTGTTCCACAATTCCACAATTCTTAATTCAGCCATAACTATAATCTAATTGTTAGTTTTATATCTTTTAAACCTGCATGTCCTGTTAATGCTATTTTACATTTTAAAGCGTCATTAGTTACGTTTGGATATGAGTTTCTTGTCACTGTTGCTGGGTAATTCAATCCGCTTAAATAAGAGATAATCCCATTTACTCTTCTAAACATAGCGTATCTGCCAAATCCTCCTTGAGTAACAAATCCTGATTGCAAATCATTATACAGATAGGGTGTTTGTCCGATAAATGCTAAATTGTAAAAACTAGTATCATCCTGCCTATAAAGCATCATCCAGACATTGCCAAATACAGTTCCTGTTGGTACAGTTTCTTGATAATCCCAAGTAAATTCTAAATCAAAATCTAAATTTGCAGGAATCAAGTTGAAAAAAGCGTTTCTTGTTTTAACGTTTAAATCGTCTGGATTTGCTTTACCATCTGCAAACAAAAATTGATTCAATGTTACAGTCCATGTAAGGGCGTTTGGTATAATCACGGTTTCCGTTGTAACTTGGTAAGGTGTTGGATAATGATAAGTGCCTGAACGAGTAGTTATAAGTAATTCATAATCGTGAATATCATTGTTAGAATCTACATAAAAATAGGCTTGATTTTGATTAGTTACCACTAAGCCGGTAACAACCAAATCAGCAATAAGATTATCATTGCTAATTATTTGAACAATCATATCTTTTTCAAAATTCCACCCAAACATATCTACCCGATAATTTGAATTTTTTGCAATCATAGTTGGGCTTATAACATCTATACTTGCCAAAGCAACTCCCGCTACTACTAATTCAAATCTGCCGCCTGCCAATTCAGTCGCAAAATCTACAAATGTAAATGAGGTGTTATTATTTTCGTCAAACGCACCTATATATTGGTAAGTAGAACCTTCATAATCTACTCTTATAATTCCTTCGTCTGCGGTAACTGTTCTACCTGCATTGTATGGTCTTGGTTGGTTGTTGAGTTTCGATAATCTTGCATCTGTTAAATCATTTTTTGATAATCCTTTTCCTGCTACTTTGTCAACTTTATCGCTAATATCGGTTACTGGTACAAAAATTTCGTAAGGATCACCCGCAGAACCGTTACCGTCAATTACAACGGCATTGTTTGCTGTACTACTTTCTGTAACTATCGTTTTAGGGTTTTCCTCTAAGGCAGATAGTGGTATCTTTTCGTCTTTGTGCCAAAAAGAATCTAAAATGTTGCTAAACTTTGTAGCTAATGCTTCGCATTTATTGTATAATAAAATTACTTGTTTACTAACTTTTCCCATTATTTATGGTTTAAAACATTCGTATAATTTCTCTTCGCAAGTCAACTCTGGTACAGCCAATTCCTCACTTAATGCCGTTGCAGGTAGTATGCCATTTGCCTCGTAGTGGCGTACTACATCTGTATTCATTTTTACCGTTTCGGGTATCTCGATAATTTGCCCTGATAACGGTTGTGCCGTTGGCACTAAATTGTTATGCATTGCAATTAGCAATAGATTACTTGCGTCTCCTGTTGCTTGTATGGCTATGTCAATTAGTGACTGATTATTTAGTGCTGTTATTTTCTGCATTTTTTAATTGTCTTCTTAAGTCTGCTACTTCTTTTTTCAATCCAGTAATAAATCTATTTTTTAGTTTTATTTCATCTTCAAGCAACTTGTTTTTTCGGGCATATAAAGATTCAATATGAACAATCTCCTCCTTTAACATATCTACTCTCTTTTCAAAGAAAGTGGTTATTTCTACATACTTATTTTCGTATCGTTTTTCTAAATCATCAAGTGAGTTCTTATATAGCTCAATTACTTTCGCTGAGTTATCTATCTCTTTTGTTTCTACATCGGCTTCTACTCCTTTTGTAATGGCTTGGTTTTTTCTGCGTTCAAAAATGTAGGCAAAGATTCCTCCAGCTCCGAATAGCGTGCTGATGATAAGTGCTAAGTTTTCTTGTAAAAATTGTGTCATATCTAATTAATTTATTTTACCATTTATTAATGCTCCTGCATTTTGCGGACAAACTCCTGTTACATTTGCTAACTTGATTTCTTCTATTATTGCTTTTGCCAAAGCATCTGCAAATTGCTGTTTTGCAGTTTCAGAGTCCGTTTCATTATTTTTAATAACATCTATAATTGTTACTATTTTACTTGATAATCTAGGTTCATTTAAAGGCATTTTAAATATCTTTTAAAAGGGTTTTAAACTTATTTTCTAATGATGTAAACTCAGCTTTATTTATTAAATTAATTGTTGGTCCAACATTGGTTGTGAACTTCATAGTTTTAATTGCACCTATCAATTCTAATATCAAACTTCTTAAACTTTCATTTTCTTTTTTAAAATTAAAACCTTCAGCAGTTACACAAAAATCACAATCAGCTATCTTTACTCTAAATTCTTCAACATCGCTATATTTAGACACATACAATTGATGAATATCCTCATTAATACAGCTTATTAAAACTTGACTTCCAATTTTAGGATATAAAAAGAACTTATTTTTTGTATCATTAATTACAGCTGCTAATCTTGCTTTGTATTCTAGATCTCCATCAGAAACAATACAAACACCTTTTTCTTTATCAACTTCTACAATTTTAGCAGTAAAAGTAACAGCATCTCTTTCTAAAAGTTTTGCAAAAGCATCCTGTAACTCTTTTTCTTTACTCATAGCTTAGCTCCTATTGTTACAACTCTTCTTGCCCCATCAACACCAAAAGTTGTTTTTACTTTACTAATAAAATAATTCCCTTCTCTATTTGTATGTTCCTGGTCAATCATTTTCGCTTTCATTCCTCTTGTAGCAAACGGAATTAAAAAAGTGGTTACAGATTCAGAAAAACCATCAAACTTTGATAAATCAATTTGGTCTTTAGCCAACTTTTCTAAAGTTGCTTCATCTGAAATTATTGCGGTTCTGTAGCTTCTTAATTCCCCTCCAGTATCTCCAAACTCAACTTCCTTTTTAGTACCTTCTGCATCTGTGTACGTATATCTTACTTTTATTTTTCGCTCTTCTTTGGTTTTAAACTCTAAATTATTTTCAATTAGATTATAGTTTAGATCATACCCTACTTTCTGTCCAATATTTGTGAGTTGTCGCAATCCGCAATACAGCTCGTTTTTATCATTTAAAAATATTGCAAATGGTAAATTTTTCTTTAATTCTTGTAAAGCTTGTGTGCCGTTTGCATTTCTTATGATGTAATTATCTAATGGAACTGATGGAATATTCGTTGCTAACTTTATAGGCGTATCTTTTACAATTTCCTCTAATACTTCTTTTAAAGTAGTTGGTTTGTTCCAAGCTTTTGTTACGTTTTTTCTACGTAATAACCACATTGCATCCTCACAATGAATTTCTATTGGAATTGTTGGTTTTATTTTTTTAACATAGCCAACAAATTCTACAGCACTATGTTTTTTTTCATAACCTACAGTAATCGAAACTTTATCGCCAACTTTAATAGCTTCTTCAGTAAATTTAAGAACGTTGTTTTGCCTAACTGTAAATTTAGTAGGCAGTTTAATAATTGCGGTATCTACTAAGTCATCTACAGACTTTGTAAATTCTAACTCGTGAATTACATTAAACCGGTAACTCCCTATCTCAACATTTCCCTCTAAAACAAACATTTGTTATGAATTTAAAAGTTTACCTGTTGCAATAGCCTTGTCTCTTTCCGTTAAATCTGCATAAAAATCTTGATCACTTACTGCCGTAATTACATACTTCTGTAAATTTGGTTGCCCCATCATTTCATCAAAATGAATTTCTTTTAACACTATTTTACGGATGCCAAACAATTCAAAAAAAGGATTTTTAACAACTTCTAAAGCTTCATTAACATCAAACATTCTGTTTAATAAATCTACTTGATCTGTTGGGTATGCTTCATCATCTTTTGTATTGATACACACACCTCTTATCGTAATTTGATAATCCTCTGTATTTATATACTCTTTTACAGTTCCTTTACGGTACTTACCAACCGTTGCGGTCTCTACAATTGTTTTCACTAAACTCAAAGAAATTAATGGTTCATTTGGCAGTGTAAATTCTTCGTTTTCACTTTTTAAAGTAAGTGTTAAAAAATACTTTTTTCCTAATAATGTATTCCCAAACACATTTTTCAAATTGGGTAAAACCAACAACTTCTTATTGTTTTTCCACCAATTTGGAAAAGGAGGCCCTACATAATCAAGATGCGCTTTGGCGACTAACTCATTAAAATCAAATTCTGCCATTGCTATCGAGTTTGCATTTGATTAATACTATTTACCGCACGTAAAATTTGCTCTTGAATAGCATCTCCCATTTGCTCTATTCCCTTTTGTGCGCTACTTACATAGATTTTTGTGTCATCTTGTAGCTTTTGTATCGTTACATTTATATGGGTTTGTTTAGATCCTCCAGAAACTATGGTGTCTGGTTTTGATTTTTGAGATTTCTTTTTATCTGCTTCTTTTTTATTCTTCAACAAATCATCAAATACTGACGAAGGTTTTTTCTCTAAAATATTATTTGATTTTACTAAATTTCCTGTTTTTTCTAATTCAACTTTTGGAGAATCTATTTTAAGTCCGTTTCTATATCCTTCGCTAAATGTTTTTGCAGCGTTTAAGCCATCTGTAAGTAATTTACTTTTAGATTCAAAACCAATTAAATCTTGTGTTGCTTTTTTCCCATATTCAAAAGCGTCTTTAAAATCTCCTTTAAAAAATGCCCAAATTGCTTTTCCTAAACCAGTAATACCAGATAAAAGTTCTTTTATTCTATTAATCACAAAGTTTTTAATAGCACTCCCAAACCCTTTCATAACTTCCCAAATCCCCATAAGACCACCTCGTAGCCAATCTATTTTGTTCCAAAGCAACGCAATCACACCTACCAAAATACCAATCCCTATAATCACTAATGATATAGGATTCATAGCCATCACAAAGTTTAAAATTCCAACAGCGGTAGATAAACCTCCAGTTGCCAAAGTAGCCAACCAAGTAACTGCAGTATATTCGTAAAAAGTAATAGTAAAAGCAATAAAGCTTGCATTTGCAATTAAATAATTTACACCAAGTGCTAGTATTATGGACGAGAAAACAATCAACAAAGGAGTTGCTTTACTTACCCAACCTATTAAATCATAAATAGCTCTACCAAATGGTAAAATATTATCTACCACAGCAATACCAATATCAATCAAAGGTGTTATCCATAATGCGAATTTTTCGCCAACTATTCCAATTACGTGAGATAGTTTTCCTATAAAAGTACTCCACTTTCCTCCTGCAGAACTAGCCATCTTTTCAGTCATTCCATAATAACGACCACCTTCAGCAGTAGCTAATCGAAAAGCCTCTTCTACCATTCCAGCAGAAATAGCCCCTTTTTCCATTTGTTTTTTTAATTCACCCATAGAAATACCTGTATTTTCAGATATTATTTGAAGTGGATTAAACCCTTGGTTAATTAATTGAAGTAAATCTTGCCCCATTAATCTACCTGTTGCCATAATTTGAGCGTATGCTAAAGAAATGCTACCGAGCTTTTGCTCATTTCCCATAGCAACATCTCCTAACATTTTCATGTTTCCCATTATTTTCTCTTGAGCAACACCAAAACCAAGCATAGTTTCTGATGCTTTTATCACAGCATTGTTTGAGAAAGGCGTAAAGTTTGCGTATTCATTTAATTGCTTTAACATGGCAGTTCCTTTTTCAACACTACCCATTAAAACTTCAAACTTTACTTTTGTTTGCTCAAATTCTACACCTTTAAAAAATAAAGAAGATGCAGCAGTCATGAGTCCAAATCCTAGAGCAACCCTACTTAAAACGCTC